TGATGTATGATTGCTCAACGCCGGATAGCGTAATATTTACTGTATTAACTCTTAAATCTGACGTTTCAGTTACATCACCAGACGACATAAAATGCGGGCTGCTAACCCAAGTTGCAGATAAAGCCGTAACTGATCTATCCCAATCGGTAATATAAAGCGGGGTGTCAAACTCTAACTTAATCAGTGTCGCAAGGTTAAAGTCATCCTTTGCAAGCTCTGCAATGGTTGATGCGTCTATCGCTCTGGTCATTATACGGCCTCAATGAAATCTACTTCGTAGTCTAACAGAGAAGCAGAGCCTAGTGCATATTCCTGAATATCATTATTCAAGCGGACAGTAAACGGCACATTATCATAAGTAACTGGGGTATCATTTGGCACTGCTACACGCAAAGCGGGCTGAATCTGCAAGTCACCAGCACCAGTCAAATCTGAAACCACCATGTAAACTTTACTGTGATTGTCAAACTTGATCATATCACCAGCCTTTAGTGTACCAGTAAGGCCATCAACCGAAATGGTTGTTTGCCCTATTGCTTCTGACGCACTAGTAAGCACTGAGCCTGTTGCATTCCCTGTCTTTGAGCTAATCTCAGGCAGCACTATAGTAAATGTCTCTGCCATTCCTCGCTGTGCCATAACAAAAGCAAGAACCGGGGCAAAGTCTGACCGGCTTAATGTTGAATAGGAGGCAGAAAACTCAAAACGTTGACCCCCAATATTTCTGACCTGAGTGCGTCCAGATATGCTCTCACTTGACAGATTATAGTGCTGGCTCTTAAATCCAATAGACTGGAAAATTGGTGTAGTCGGGTATGTTCCACTCATACTATCGATGCCCTTCCGCGATCATTGACCGCTTGATTAACCATTGAAATAATCTGACCTCTGCGAGAATTAAGCAGCCTGTCAAATCCAGTTGTGTCATTTGCCTGAATGGTAAAGTTGACGTTGACGCTGCGATCTCCGCTAACAGTTTCCGCATTAACGGCTCTTTTGAGGTTTTCGTTAGTTGCTATTCGGCCTGATGTTCCCATAGTCAACAGTTCCGGGCCACGCTCACCAACAAGATAAGACTCGCCGCCTCTGACCTGGCCACCTAATGCTCTGCCGCCAGCTATAGCAGTTCCCGCAATAATGCCAGCAGACGCGTAACCCATTGCTCTAATAGCAGTAGATGATGCTAAGAAGCCAAATAGACCTCCAATCTGTGCATCTACAGCACCAGCAGCGATAGCAGCTCGCTCGGTGTTTACTAAAGTGGTGGCAACTGCGATAGCTTGCTGAACCAAAAACAAAGCCTTCGCTTCTTTTGAGCCTTCTTTAGCGATTGCACTAAGTTGGCCAACAACATTGCTTGCGCTTGCTAAACTGTAGTCTTGAATAGCGTCTTTTGCCGCTTGCAGCCTTTGCTCTTCTGCAATTTTCCGATCATTTAAAAGCTGTATTTCTCTAAATAAATCTTCTTCGCGTTTTAATTCGTCAGACTTTGTCTTTTCATCGTTTTTTGCATCTTGTTCATCAATCTTATCAAATTTAGCGTGCAACCGTTCTTCATTGGCTGCAATTTCTTTTTCAAGTTTTGCAGTGTTTTTAAGTGCTTCTTGACGATCTTTAATGGCTTGAATTTCTAGTTGGAGAGCAATGACACCATCTAAAGTTTCAGCATTTGCACCAGCTTTAATAGCTTTGTACTCAAGCAAAGCTCTTCCAGTTAAGGTTAGCTGAATATACTCATCTGACAACTTCTCAATGTATTCATTTGTATTTTCGGCAGCTTTTGCAACCTCTGGGCTAGTTCCTGTAAGAATGTCGGTATATCTTTGATTCGCTTGCGAAGCACCGTCATAATCTGACTCTAGCTTTAAAAGCTCTAACCCATATTTCTCAATTGTTTTTGACCCCATAAAACGCGCTTGAGCAGCTAAAGTTCTATTTATTTCGTCAATACGGGATTTAGTTGTTGCCATTATTTGATTGTTGGCTTCCATCTTTTCAGACAAGAAAACCTGCAAATAGGCTCTTTGGGCATTGGTTAATTGATGGTATTTGTCAGCAAGTGTGCCAACATCATCGGCCAGTTCTTTTATATTGTCATCTAACTTAGCGACAGAGTTAAATAAAACCCCCCCGACCAATGCACCAAATGCAACAAGCGCACCAACTACCGCACCGCCAGGGCCAAATATAGATGCTATTTGCGGGCCTTGCTGACCTAAAATAGTGAACGCGCTAGTCCCCATTTGAGCCTGAACTGCAATATCCTGCAATTGGTATGAAAGCTGGGTCGTGCTGCCCTTCATAGCTTTAAACTGACTAACATTCCCTTTTGCAGCTTTACCTACGCCAGAAGTCGCTTTTTCTGTTTTCTTACCCTGCTTTTCTAAGTTATCCAGCCCGGTGGTCGCCTCAACCATCCCGTCAGTGGTAACTTTTATTCCTAGTTGAGCTACATCAGCCATTTTTATTCATCTCTTGAGAATGCAAAGTATCTAACCAGCGAATCACATCGACCTCAAAAGGGGATAAGTCGCCATATATAGTCATATAAGCCTGAATCTGATCATATCCAATTGGCCCAGATGCAGCGTTTTTTAATGATACAAACAATGCCCACAAATAATCTAATTCATTACTTAAATCAGGCATTTCATCCAATTCCTTTGGATTGCGACCGAGACTCTTTGCAACCTGGCGTAGATTATCTAAACGGCTAACCTTTGATCCTTTGTCATACCCAGCAGCCCAAAACTGCCATTTTGCAAAGGTGGATATTTCTTCAGTTAGCCCTTGATAAAATTTTTGCGATTAACTACAAACTTATCTATCTGGGTCGCTATTGCCGGAGAATTTAAATATAAATTTTTGGCATTTTCTTCAGTAAACTTGACTTCGTCTTTTCCGTCATTTAATCCGCGCCAGCCTTTTGTAATCGCTACCAGCAAATCAATCTCAGCATCATCATTCTTGTCTAGCATACTGCGGTGGAAAGCCTTTACTGCTTCTCTGTAACGCTTTGAGTCAATACCCCTTACCGATATGTAGAAATCAGTCGGCTTGCCGTCTAAAGGGCTGTCAATGCGTACTTCAGCCCCTTCCTCATGTGCGTCAACAGTGTATAACTGCTTAATGTCCATTCATCATCCCCTATGATAAAAAGGGGCCGTTAAGCCCCTTATGTTTTAGGCATCTGCCCGAGTTATTTTGATTTGAGTGCCTTCACTGCTGTCATATAGCGCAACAAAATCAAGCGATACAGTAACAGAGCCAGGGCCACCGACTTCTGGATTGCCTGAGTTATATTTAACCTTTGGCAAATCAACGGTGTAGCTGTTGCCAGCAAGGTCAGTCAATACAAATTGAATGCTTGACTCAGTTTCAGCAATAAACTTGTCGATCAATGAAGAATCTTCAAAGTATGCAGTGATTGACCCAGTAACCATAGACTTACCGATTGACGGCTCAAGGGTTTCGCTACTACCTACAACGTAAAGTGCTTCCATGCCGTTATCAATATTAAGCTCCAAAGCAGTAACAACTGCAATCCCAGAACCACCTTCTGTAATTGATCCAGTAAAGGAATCAAACGGAGCAGTAGTTGTCTCTGAGCCGTAAGTTGAGCCAGCAATCGCAGATGATGCGACCGCAAAGCCTTTGCCGATAATCCCAAAAGAACCAGTGACCATTGAGTTAGGGGCAACCGACAGAGACATTGTGTTAAAGCTGCACCCGGTTGACCGCAAGTATTTGCCGATATCTTCATGGTGACGTTCAACGGTAAAGCTGCGGCGGGCTGTTCCTGCCTTTAAAATATCAGTCGTCCAACTTCCTGCAAGCACTGCTTCCATCAAATCATCGTGAGAGCCGTATGACATCTCAAAATTAATGTCGCCAGAAACGCTTTTATTGCCATGCCGAAAATGAGCAACTTGGCGATCTTCGCGCAATTCCTCAGACTCAATAGCATCTTTTGACAGACCTAAAGTTGTTCCGTTGTGTCGGATTGGTGTAAATCCTGGGGTTGATGGCGTAGTCCCGAAAGTGGATTCGGCGACATAGGCCATGTCATGTCTTGAGCCTGTTGCGATTGTCATAATTTACCTCGGGGCTACATGAGCCATATAATTAACTGTTACTGAAATAACGAAACGGTCTTCGTCAATAAGTCCTGCGTTGCGCGATACATTACCTAGCCGAACATATACTCCATTATATAACAAATCAGTTCCACGTTTGAAATGGTCGGCAATTGCATCTGCTTTGGTTTCTGCCGCGCCTTTCCCTTTACCAGCAGGAGCAAAAATATCAATCTGGTACAAACCTAAATACTGGTCTATTCCATTATTACCTAGCCCCGCTTGCTCAGTCAGCGCAGGTAAATGAGTTGGCCTTAAATACAAGGCAGTCTTTGTAGGCTTAAAAGCAATATTTTCCCATGCAACAGGAGATGATCCAGTTAATGTATTTAACCTGGAATCTAGTGCAGCACTTATATCTTTAAATGTGGTACTCACTTATTCACCTTTTGTATTGCACGCTGAATTGCTGACTCAAATGCAGCAATTGTCACTCTAACCATCCCAGATGGGGCTTGCGTTGACCAACCATATTCTACCCTTTCGGCATAAGGCAAATTATTGACTAACCATAAAACGCCATCACCCTCTTGCGATTCAATAACGCCAACCATTTTCTGCGTAGTTTTTGCTCCGCTTGAATCAACCCCTTTAATAACGCCAGAAGCCGGGGTGTCAATAGATGCTTGCCAATTACCTCTCAACCTACCGCCCGTATAACCTTTAGGCGGCTTGCTTTTCCACAAAGACGGGTTGCCAACTGGGGTTGCCTTTATTACCTTCCCAAACATATCCAAAGCGACTGCTTGCTTAACATCATTAATGTTTCGCTCAGTCTTCTCTGCAAACTCTTTAAGCTCTAAGCTGAAGCTCATAAAAAACATCCACGCCAGACGGTGAAACTTCCTTAACGTTTAAAACCCGGTAATTAATGGAATCAAACAAAACATTATCATCAATTAATGGCACACCTTTTCCAGCTTCAACCAGCAACTTTATATCACTTTCTTGCACTGCTTGGGATGCCTTCTCAGACTGCGTAAATTGCGCTCTAACGGCTTTTGCGTTAATTGTTGTCGTACTACCGCCAGAATAAGAACCTGTCACTGGGTCAAATGTAGAGCCTCCAGTGCGGCTTATAACAGAGGCAGCGCCAAAATTAGTAATTAACTTGGCCGCTGTACCTTTTAGCGTCTCATAATCAAACACGCGTCACCCGCATAATGTTGACAACTAACTTTTGCAGCTTTGTCTCAGCAGCAGTTAAATAAGTATCAGCCCTCGATGAGGCTTTATATTCAACCTCAAGGCTATCAACCTTTTCTTTAAGGGTTTCACGGCCCTGGTTAGCCAAAGGATTAACCCCGCCATCAATAGCAATGCATATCTCCATCTCTGCTTCTTTTAACAGCTTTGGGATAACATCCGAATCGACATAATAATTATCAATTTCTGCGCCATATCTGGGCCACTGTAAAGCCTGATCGATGTCCGCTTTAGTGCCGATAAAATTCTTAGACTCAAGATAATCCATTGCCTGAATAATTAAGACGGCAGCAGTGCCGGTCAATGTAATGCCTCGGTCGCTTGCATAGGTTGCCAAGTCAGCCTCACTCACATAAGAGTTTGCGGTTGTTGAGCCTGTTCCTGTTTCTACTACAATAGTCGCCATTATGCGCCCTCAAACCATCCGTAAATTGAACCGCCTACCCTGCAAGCCTTACTTACAGATGCGGTCAGCCCAAAAACAATGCCTTCACCAAACGAAGGCGGAACAGGAAAAGAAAATGTAACACTTCCATCCTGTAAATCTACACTACCCAAAGGCAAAAGCAAAAAAGGGTTTACAAATATATTCCCATTATATGAACTTGAAACAAGTCTAATCGTAACCCTTGCATCGGCACTAGCGCTTGAACTGCCAGCTACTGCGCCAGATATAAATACGCGCTTTCCCTTTGGAACCATTCTTGCAGACGAAGTCATTAACAGCTTGTTTATTAATATCTCTGCGTATGTAATGCCGCCATTTGAAACAATGATGTTGCCAGCAGCTTTTAAATTGCTGCCCACTGTCATAACGTGCATTTCATTAATAAAATAAATATCAGTGGCGGCAGTTAAAACTGGAATTAATCCAGTAAGCGTCACTATTTCAGTATGTTCAATCAAATTTACATCAAGATAATGCAGTTCAATTGTTTTAATTCCAGTACCATTTTCAG